TGCAAGTCTTGAGCTTATGTCCTTGATTGACACATCTACATTGTTTGTGATGTAGTTAGAGACATTGGTCACAGAGCTGTCAAGTCTGTCTATAGAGCTGTTCACAGTTACATAGACATAAGTTGACAAGTCTGCAAGCCTGGTGCTAGTCTCATCAAGCCTGGTGCTAGTCTCATCAAGCCTGCTAGATATGTCCTTGATTGATGTGTCTACTTCAACATAGACATAAGTTGACAAGTCTGCTAGCCTGGTGCTAGTCTCATCAAGCCTGGTGCTAGTCTCATCAAGCCTGCTAGATATGTCCTTGATTGATGTGTCTACTTCAACATAGACATAAGTTGACAAGTCTGCTAGCCTGGTGCTAGTCTCATCAAGCCTGGTGCTAGTCTCATCAAGCCTTCCACTGATGTCGCTTATGCTTGAATTCACCTCTGCAAAACTGCTGTCTATCCAGTCTTTGAGGTAGTAGTCTTCGCACACCAAGCTGCTGTCTAGTGTTCCAGTGAATGTTATGTCACTGTCTGGGTGTTTCACCTTTACGTATGGCATGTCTCTTCTCTATTGTTCTTTTTTGTCTCCAATTCCTGCATTCTCAAGCTTGTTGCTCAAGCACTGCACCTGCACATTCAAGTCACTGATCTTTGCATTCAAGTCAACTATGTCAGACCTAAGCTCAATTGCCAGCTTGAAATACTTTGTCACCTCATCATTTTTTGTCTTGATCAGCTCTGCCAGATAGTCAATCTCCTCATGCAGGACATCGAATGTGCCCTTGTCATTCGTTATCTGCCCTGCCTTGACTTCATTTCCAAACTTTCGTTTGTTCAAGAATCAAGTTATGACATAAGCAATTGTGCTAGATCCAAGCACCGAGAGCAAGATCTGAATCCAATCCATAGTCTGCTAGCAAGTCTCATTTTCTGTGCATATGTCTATGCTCATGACAGCTCCAGCGCACAAGTCTGCAAGCTGCTCAGTGAATGGTGTGTATGTAGGTGTGTAGCCTGACACCCAGAAGATAGGCCCTTCACTCTGCCTGATCCTCACACTCAGCACATGCAGAGCTTCCATTCCATCACTCTGTATTTGGACATCATCAAAGAGCCCATCCATGAGCCTGTCTATGTATGCAATCCTCACATGCCAAGTCTGGATCCCATCACTCTCTGTCATGCTGTCAAGCACCATCAACACTGCTGCATAGGTGACAGGACTGTCAGTGTTCATCATTGCTCTAGTCCCAGCAATGAAAGTCCGAACATTTGGAAGTCCAGTGGCAAGGCTGCCTATGTGTGAGCAAAGTTCTTTCCAGGTCATGTTAGTCTAGTTGTATTGGGCATGCTACAGTTGGTGCCAGATTAGATCTCACCAAGTTGTCACATGTGCATGACAGCTCTGGGAACTCTTCCTTGTTCAAGCACAAGAATCTCTTCATGAGATTGGCATAAGTCACAGCTTGGACTTTGTACACCTCTACCAAGTTCTTCATCTCGTCCCAGGTCACAGAGCTGACATTCGTGTCACCTGTTGTGACTACGCCCATGTTCCTTATCTTGTAGATTGACTGCTGGAGCAATGTAGCCACACATCTGGTGCAAAGGAATGGACTTATGAACTGCTCAAGCAGAATCTTGTATGATGCATTCTCTTCAAGGTCAATGAGCCAGTCTGACTGAGCATCATCTGGATCGACTTTCTCACTGGCCAGCTCTTGCAGTCGCCACAGCAGCTGTGATCCAATGATAGACTGCAGCTCTGTGTCTTGGGCCCACCTTATGGCATTCATTATCACCTTCTCAGAGCAGTTGTCATTGGTCGGTGTCAAAGCTTTGACAGTCTGTGGACTCACTAGATAGACTAGCGGATGAGTAGAATATGTCCAATCTTTGAGCATTGTTCCTTATTCGTTGTCAAATTTGATAGTGTATGGCACAATCTGCAGCACACCAGGCCCAAGGATCTCATCATAAGCTTGGATCAAAGTCTTTTGCAATGGCCCAATCATTGTCTTGTTGTATAGCTTGAATGCTGACTCATACTCAATGCTGTTGAATCCATTGTTTGCATCAGCTACACCAACTAGCATAGATGGGCACCTGAATGCCATGATCAAGTTCTGCTTTGCAGTTGAGTAGAGGGCTTCATATTTCTTGTCAAATTGGTCATCACTCAACTTGGCCACAGTCACTTCATGGTCTTTAGATTCATTCCATGCAATGATGAACTTTCCAGCATTGTCCTCACCGGCAAACTTCTCCCTGATTGATCGCTCATAGTCTGATCTGAGCTCTTCATCAGGCACTGCACCGTTTATGTTTATGATCGCACTAGCTGCAAATCCGTTGCTTATGTTGTTGAGGTGGAACTCATCAATCTTTCTCAGCGTGATTGCCGACTTGAATGCACCAGATCAGAATGGTGTTGGATACACATTCTTGCATGGGGCTAAATAGGAATATGCTTGGACATCATCCTGCATGTCTGGGCCTGTCCAGAGAGGAATCTTCACAATCTCTTCATTTCTCCTAGTCCAGTCATTAGAGTAGAACATCACAGTCTTCCTCTTGTCAAATCTGACTTTAGCCTGGTCCAAGTAGTCTACAGATCCAATCTCACCAAGCCGGTTCTTGCTCACCTGCAAAGAGAATGCATTGAACAGGACTAAGTCTAGCGCTGTCCTCTTGATTGTGTCTTTAGTCACAATGTCAGATCTCAACACCATGTCATCACCAAGCATGTAGTCAACAGTGTTGTTCACCAATGCACTCATCAGTGCTACATCATTGTAAAGTCCAACTATCTCTGCAGGATATCTGTTGTGGTCACCATATGCGACATAGTCACCAACTGGTGATCTAGCCTCTTTCTCACATGGAGCTGGAGCTTTGTATGATGGCTGGCTGAATGCCATCAGTTGTGCCTTGCTACTCACCTTCATCATTCTTGACTTCTTTCATTGGCCTGTAGAACTCATAGCAGAATCCATTCTTCTTAGGCCTGTAGAAGAACACTGCCTGCTTGTCATCAATCCACTTCAGGAGCATGGTCCCAGTCTCAAGCACGTTCTTGTCTGGATCAATTCCTCAGCCTCACTCTAGCACATAAGTCCATTCACCTTGCTGGAAATCCTCTGGGAAATGCATGTGCAGCGTGTACACGCCGTTGCATGAGGTGAGCTTCATCACTGTCAAGCACCGATCTGTGTTGTCAAAGTTTGAATGTAGGAGCAAATGCATAGTCTTAGTCTGTCCTAAAGTAGTAGGTGTTTGTGTTCATCATACATATGTATATAAAAATGCATGGGCCTCTAGAGGAAGGTCCATGCTTGAAAAATCCATAAAAAATATGTAAAAGAACTCAGTCTAGATCACTGCCTCTACAGCGCTAGCAGACACTTCATAAGGAAGGCCATCAACAGATATGCTCTGCAGGTCTATAGTGTAGTTGTTTGAGTCACCAAGAGCAGTCCCTGTGGTAGCAGTCAGTGCGCTCACATTAGCAGACTCCTCAGTGTCAGCAGTGCCACCTATCCACCAGTACTTTCCATTCCTGTCCTTGACAATGACTACACACTCGTCTTCGAGCAGTGCCATCATCTCAGCACGCTTTGCAGAGTCCTGCTTAGCGAACACGAGCTGTACAGTGTTAGTGACATACTTCACACCAGAGTCTTCGATAGTGGTCTCAGAGTTGAGCGAAGATGTGTTAGGATTGAACTCATATGTCTTGAACTTTCCAGAGGTTCCCATTGTGATAGCTGTGATTACACCATCAGTGACAGTCACACCAGTCACAAGGTTGCGCTCTGCAATGTAAGCTACAGACACACCACCTAAGTTAGTCCCACACTCTTTGAGAATTCCAGACAATGTTGCGGATGAACAAGCCATATTCTAATTCTGTCTATTTTTTAGTGTGGTCCTTTAGCTTAAGCGTAGCTGCCTACCACGATTTGGTCTGGCCATGCAACTTGAGCACCAATGTTGAAGTTGATTGCAAGCCTAAACTCCTGATGATCCTTAGAGTACCAGAGGTCAAATCTCTCCTGGTCATTCTCCATGTCTACACCTACAAAGAAGTTCTTGAGCGAGCCACCATACACCTTCTTAGTGCCATTCAGGCCATTCACGCTTATCACACGTACATTGCTGCCAGGAAGGGTGTATTCGCCACCATCATACTCTGGCTTGAAATGGTAGAGGTTTGCATTGACAAGAGCAGTGATGTAAGCACGGTATGTGTCCTCACCTACAAATATGACTGCATCGTCAATCACCTCAGCAGGAAGAGCAGCATAGACAGCATCAATAGCGGCCTTAGCATCAGCTGCAGCAGCTACAGAGGTGTACTCGCTGTCAAAAGAGCCAAATCCTTCAATTCCAAGGGTCTCATCACCTTGCCAGATAGCCTTCTCAATCTTTGCGTTGAGGTTCTTCACGATCTCGTTGGTGAACTCCTCTTCAAAAGGAAGTTTCTCAAATCCTGCAGCTACACGAACTTCATAGCCAGTCCACTTCTTGAGAAGGTCCTTGTCGCAGAAGCTCATGTTCACCTTTACAAGAGGTGCAGTTATGATCCTCTGGCTGAGGGTGACACTGCCTTGGTCTTCAAATCCACAGCCACCAGCTTGGAGCTCTGGATCAGCAGAGAGAAGGTTGAGAGCGGCCTTGTACTTGACATCAGTCTGGATGTTCACATACTGGAGGGTCTTTGCTCCGAGCACAGCTTTAGCTATGAGCGGAAGCCGGCGCTCCTCTACATAGTCCGTCAACTTTGTTACGTCAATCATTTGTTTTGTTGATTTGTTTTATGTTTTAGGCATTGCTCATGCTAGCTGCAATCTGAGCAGCCTTAGAGGAGTAGCCTAGGTTGATTTCTTTCAATGTGGTCTGGTCAATCTTTGGAGCTGTCTGCTTAGCCATCTTGGCCATGGTCTCATCAATTGTGTTGAGGTCATTCTCAAGAGCTGCTACACGCTCAGACATCTCTTCAAGCGATTGGAAGAGCTCTGCAATCTTAGCCGAGAGGTCTTCATAGAGAGCTTGTGCTTCATCTTCAGGAGAGACTTCTTCTGGGTCTTCTTCCGGAGCTTCATCTTCGGCCAACTCTGCAGGAGCTTCTGTCTCAGCAGGAGCTTCATCTTCAGACACCTTCTTGATGATTCCATCTTTGACTTCCCATCTCTCACCTTCAATGACATAGATTCCATCTTCTGGGTGCACAATGTTGCCTGCCTCATCAATGATAGACACTTCTGTCCCATCAACAAGCTCATCAGCATACTCAAAAGAGTACTCCACATCATCTTTAGTCGCAACTACACTTGCAAATGAAGCAAGGAGCTTAGCTAATGCTACTTTCAACTTTGTGATAGTCATCTTTTTGCTATATTTTTGTTCTTTGGATCTGCTCAATGAGATCATTCCTTCAATGCTGAATCCATTGAGCTTGCCATCTTTCACGCTTTGCCACAATGCAGGGTCATTCACCTTAGCACGCACCATCCAGGTTCCATCTGGCAGAGAGCTGAACTGTGCTGGTGACAGGCCTGCAGTCTTGTCTACTATGTATGACTCAAGAATCTCTACCTGGCGAGCATCAGAAGAATGCTCAATGTTGAACATGTGCCTGTCAAGGAATGTCTTGGCCATCTTTGCTACAGTGTCTTTGCTGAACTTCACATAGTATTCGCCATTCTCGTCATATCTGTAGATAGGCAGGTCAGGAATCATGGCAGGGCCATACACAATGTGCTGGTCTTCATCCTCTACGCTGAACTTCAGCTCGAGCTGTGTGTCTTTGGCAAACTTGAGGAAGTTCACCTCAATTGCTGGCCACTCAACTAAGCTCAGCTTCACAGATGATGCATTGTCTTCTGCAAAGAGAGCTTCATAGATTGGCAACTTGAAATTCTGGTCCATACGTAACATGTATATAAAACTTTGGATTGGGCTAGAAAGTAGAGTTTTGGTCTCTGACTTGCACTGTAGCCTGCTTTGAGTTTATGTCTTGGACTGAGACCCAAATCTCTTTGTCATACACTGCCTGGCTCTCAGTTGAGGTGAGCAATGGCCTAGAGTATTGGACTTGGTCTTCATTCACAACTTCGGGCACATAGACTGAGGATGAGCTTGAAGATGAAGAGCTTGCACCGCCAGATGAAGAGGTTCCAGAGTAGTCTGTAGCTCTGATGGTTGCAATCTGTGCAGCACCTACACCTGCTATGAGAGCAGCATTTGCAGCACCAACTATAGGCCCGACTACAGGTCCAAGCTCTAGAGCAGATGTGTATGCAGAGATTATGCCTTGTGCTGTAGAGATCAATGACTGAGCAATTGCCATGTTCTTTCTCTTCTTTGCAATCTTCTTCCTTTCAGAGTCTGTCAGGTTCTCATTTGAGAGCTCAGTCTGGTACAGTGCATCCATGTTGGAGAGTATGCTTGAGATTGAGCTCAAAGTTGAGGATCCGACTGATGTCCACTTAGATCCTATGCCTTCAGCTGTAGAGCTCACAGTCTCACCATATGCTTGGACTGCCTCTTGTTGAGCTTGCAAGCTAGTGATGAACTGTGTGGTGCCATCCTCTCCTGTCGTGGCTCCGGTGCTGAACAGTGTAGAGTTCACAGCTTGGATTGGTTCAAGCAGGCTAGCCAGATTAGATTGGTACCCAGCTACAGCAGTGTTGATTGCGGCAATTCCCTGAGCATAGGTCCCAGCATCAATCACACCAGCTTGCATAGCTTGGTTCAGTGTGTCTGTGTCTGCAGCAGCTTGAGCAATCAGTGTGGTGTAGTTGGTGATTGCATTAGTTGTGTCAGAAGAGACTAGCTTGACATATGATGCAACTAAGCTCTCGGCTGAGGTTCCAAGCTTGGCCAGTGCATCAGCAGTCTTCTTTGCTTGCTCTTCATGTGCACGCTCTGCCTCTACTGCTGAGTCTATGTCAGCGATGAGCTCATCATGGTCAAGCTTGGACAATGCATCTTGGTACTCTGCAATCTTCTGCTTGGTTGCCTCAATCTGCTCCTGCATCTCCTTTGGGACTTTGCGCCAGGTTCCAATCCAAGATAGGGTCTGTGTGATTCTCTTTGCTTCGGCCTCAAGCAGCTGCTGAGAGAGCTCAAGCTCGGCCAGCTGTGCTGTGTACCACTGCCTTTGCACCTCAATCTGCTCTTGTGTTGTAGCTTTCCGGTGCTGCATGATCTCAATCTGCTCATCAAGGACTGTCTTCAGAGACTGCTGAGAAGAGAGCAGTTGGTCTGTAGAGTCCATGAGTCGCTTTGCATTGTCATTCACACCATTCATTGCATTGCTCACCTCATCCCAGTGTGCGACTAGCTCACCAAGCAGGACTACCAGAGCACCAATCCCTGTTGATATGATTGCAGCTTTGAGGGTCTTCAGTGCAGTGCTGAAGAGCTTTGTCCCAGCTGCAGCAGCTTCAGATGATGTAGCGGCTGTGGCCGTGCTTGCAGCATAAGACTTGTTGCTTGCAGCTGCTGCATCGACTTGGATCTTGTATGCCTTGAAGTTTGAGACAAGCTTTGGTATTATCTTAGTGAGTCCTTCAAGGCCAGACAGTCCTTGCACTAGCTGTATAGCTTGCTGGACTTTGAGCATGGCAGCTTGCATTGTCTCTGACTCTGCACCCATCAGACCCATTGCTGCACTCACAGCGCTGAATCCGCTCACCATGCCAGACAGAGCTCCTGTTGTATTTGAGAGCACATCACCAAGGTCTGCGCTTGCTCCACGGATGAGCTCCTGATTGTCAGTGATTTGCTTCTGTATGCCTGACAGCCTGGCCAGGGCCTCTGCATATTCGTCAGTTCCTTCTTGGGCACCATAGAAGTCTGATCTAGCAGCTTGGAGCTCTTTTCGAAGGTTCCTGAAGTTGTCAATTGCTTTGCTTACTGATATGTTGATCTCTGCCATGTTAGCTCCAACTTAATGTTTGTCCTTTTGTGTATGCATCTATGTCATTGACAGTGACTAGCTCAAGCTTGACAGGTTCATCATTAGAGAAGTTCACATTCTCTATCGAGTTCACCATGTACAAGGTGTGGTCAATCACAACAAAGTCTTTGAATCCAAACTTGAGCATGTCACTTATGTCTAGTGTGGCATCTACCTTCACAATCTTTGTGCTAGGTGAGTACAGCTCATTCATGTAGTCTTTCCAAAACTTTGCATAGATGTAGCTTGAGGTGGCCAAGCTGTCATCATCATGCCACTTCTCTGCTGGTGATGCAAAATGAGTAGATCCTGCAGAGAGAGATCCAGACCCAGCACACACTTCACTGTATTCTGGTATGTAAGTCGGTGTAGTTCACCATGCCGCCATTGTAGACACAGGCATGAGGTGCATGTACTCACCAGCTGAGGTCTGCTCAGTTGTGTCATCAGTTATGATATATGAATGTGTGTTTGAGCTCTTTGTTGGGTTCCTGAAGACAAGCTGGAAAGTTGCATCGACTGGCTCATGTGTCCCATCACTTCCTTGTGAGTAGTTGCAGACTTTCATGTCTGGGTCTGTGAACTCTGACAAAGTCCATGACTCGGCTGTGTCTGGCCCTGTCAGGCCTGTTATCTTATAGAGCTTGAGCTGAGCACTGACAGCATTTGTGAACACTGTTGAGCTGTACACATCTGTAGAGGTGTCTCCAAACTCATATCCTGTGTCTAGTGTGGTGCTGCCATATTGTCGGCCATTGTCCTCAAGATAAGACTTTGACAGCATGTCTGACCCTTCTTTCAAGCTCCATTTCAGGAGCTTAGAGCTGGCATAGCATGGCGTGATCTCCATGTCAGAGCTCAAGTCTGCTTTGCCTGTCCAGTCTAGAGTCTCGCTCTCTGCATAGAATGAGTTCCTGGTGAGAATCTCTATAGTCTCAGCTCCATCATCTGGCCTCAAGTAGAGCCCAAACAGCTTGAGCCAAGACAAGAAGAAGTCGGCTTGAGTCACAGTAGGTGGACACATGTCTTTCCAGCTCACTATGCTGTGGGATCTTATGTTAGACTGCTCCTCAATTGTCATGCTCACACCTGTCATGCTCACAGTCATGTAGAGTCCAGTCCCATCCACACCTGTGCCTACATATGCTGGCAATGCAAGAGCAGTCCTGTCAAGAGCAGTCTTGAACTGTGCTGACTCTTGGTAATATCCTGCAGTGTTCAGCACAGTCTTGTTGTTCACGACAGTCTTGGCATAGGTGAAAGATCCAATCGTCACATCACTTCCAACTACAGGCCTCAGAGCGACAGTCATGCTTGCTCCATCGCCAGACTTCAAGTCAACATTAGTCGAGAATGTCACCTCACGGCCAGGTGTGCAGCTCAAAGTCCATGTCTTTGATCCAGACTTGTATGCCCATGTGTTTGTAGCTTCAACAGCATATGCATCAGATCCAGACTTCACTGCTGTGAGCGATGTTGAGTCACCAAGCCAGTAATATGTTCCAGTGTCATACACATTCAAGCTGTCTGTGTCGACAAGCACCACCTCATACTTCTGCTTCCAATACCCTGTAGATATGTCCTCATCTTTTGTGATTGAGTCATACACAAGGTCAGATCTGTGCTCAATCGCTGTAGACAAGCTCAATGTTGTAGGCTTCAATGTGATTATCAGCCTTGGATTTCCTTCCAGGTTGAGAGTCCCATCATCATTCACATATTTGTGTATGTTTGTCTCAATTGATCCAAATGACCCGCTAGCAGCTGCATGAGCTTCTTCTTCCCAGCCTACTCTGGCAGTGTATGTGAATGATCCAGACCCAGTCTCTGCCCCTCATGATCCAACTACAGGGTGTCTGTACCTGACAGTGTTCACAAATGTCCCACCACTAGCTATTCCTTTCACAGAGTCTTTGTTTGCATAGCTAGAGTATAGAGACATGCTCACATAGAGGTCAGATCACCATGGATTCTTGGCATTTGCGAACTTTGGATCTATGCTGACTTTGTAGCCAGAGTTAGTCTCACTTATGATTTGAGCTATTATGTCACACACTCTCACCACAGGCCTTTGGCACCAGCTTCTGCATGATCCTGCATTCCACTCATCAAAGTCTTGGCCTAAGTCCACAACATCGTCATCTGCAATCGAATATGAGATCTGGCACTTGTCATTGGAGAAGTTAGAATAAGTCCCATTATACATAGGAGCATAGCCAAGCACGTCATTGAATGTCTCATCAAACTGTGAGCCAGTTGCAGCACCACCATAGAGGTCAGTAGGCACATAAGAGTAGTCTCAGCTCTCTTTCACTGTCTCTTTGTCAATCTCATGCTGTAGATTGTTGAATGGCATTGCTAAGTCTTTGAGCTGCTTGCCAGCCAGTGTGGTCAGGAAGTCATTAGCTATGTCATAGAGAGTAACCTCATATGTGTGTGAGTAGAGGTTCCTCTTCACAGTGTTCAGCTGTGCATATCCAGACTTCCAGACTTTTGATCCAACTAGCAGCTTGAATGGAATCTTCTTGAGCCCAGACACAGTCGATGTGGTGTACACTCTCTTGTCGGGCCTATAGTAGTAGGAGAATGCTTTGTCTGCCTCTGATGTGCCTGGTATGCTGACAGTCTTAGATCATTGGGTCTTCACGACAGTTGGTGATGACAAGTCAGAGTATGACATGCTTGTGGTGAAGTCCACGTCAGCGTTGTTCAGGACCTTGATCCCATTGATGTACAGAGCTTGGTCCATTACATCCTCTTCATTTTCTTTGCAGACTCTACATTGATTGTGTAGTAGATTACCTTGTCTCTATCTGCTGTCTTGATCGTGGCAGAGGTGTCTGCTATGTTGACTGGGAATATGAGTCCTGTCTTTATGTCATGGAGCCAGACCCGAGGTGAAGTCAGGAGCTGGTCGACTAGTATAGCTGCTTGGTCTGTGGTGAGAAGTCCAGTGTTGAGCTCTCACTGCATTGTCACATCTTCAGACCAGATCTCTCCATCAATGTGTGGCCACTTGTCATACACACGTGGCAGCCATGGCTCTGGCCGTATAGCCTGCTGTGAAGTCCAAGATCTCTTCTCTCTGCACTTGCCTTCAAGGAGGAATGCATCCAAGAATCCTGTTGTGTTAGTGTAGTAGAGCACAATCTCATCACCACAGTCTGAGACTACCTCATATGTGACAGTCTCTGATCCGGTGAAGATCACTTCATCATCAGAGTCTCTAGCCTCTTCTGTTGCAGACATGGAGATCTTTGATCCAACTTCATAGCCATCCACTATGTCGAATGCTTGGCCAGACTGCCAGACTGTGGTGCCAAATGAAGAGGGTGCGCCACTGATAGTAGAAGATAGAGTAGTAGTCCATGTAGCTACTTCATCTGGTGTGCATTTGTCATTTGCATAGCCTCACATGCCCAAGAATATGTATTGCTGGTTGCAGACATGGCCGTTGATTGGGAATGCAGTCTGGCCTGGCTGGTGTGCAGAGAGAGTCAGCCCAGGAAGGTAGTCATATTGCTTGACACACACATAGACTGTCGTGGACATAGCAGAGGTGGTGCCATAGTGGACAGCTAGCCAGACTGCAGACTTGTGTGTCGAGAGGCCGTTGTTTGTTGAGGTCTTTGGCTCCATCTCAGCAGGAACAAGCATAGATCTGACAATGTCTGTCACATCTATGGTGATCTCTTCATCATCTGCCGCATAGGTGTAGCCTCTGAACAGCTCTTCATCTGTCTCTGGATCTTCCACCATGAACTGCACTTGGCCTGCACTGCCGTACAAGCCAGTCTGTATGACAGCGCTCTCATTTGATGAGAAGTTCTTTATTGTGGCCATTAGCTCCTAATCTCTTTTTCTATTGCTGCTTGGATGTCTTCTGCTAGAGCTTGCTCAAGTCTAGGCATCCACACTGGAAGAGTTTTGTTGAGCCCTTCAGACAGCCAGTGCTTGCCTTCAGTTCCATGCTTGCCAATGCTCCTAGCAATGAGGAATGACAGAGACTTTGTCGTTGGAATTCTGCCATTCTGTGACTTTGGAACAATGCCTTTCCTTCTCACCCATTGCTCAATCACACCAGAAGGTGGCTGCTTGCCAGGCCTTCTTCCAACTTCTATGACATCAATGAGGTTGGTCCCATCTTTCATGTTGGTGATTGACACGACTACTCTAGCAGAGGATGAAGTCTCTTTCACTGCTACATCCACAGCAGCATTCTTGTAGGTCGTGGATCCTGTTGAGTTCAAGATCTCTTCCACCATAGACTGTGTTGCATTGATGAGCTGTGTGAATTCCATGTGTCTTTGTGCTTAGTCCTCAGACATATGTATATAAAGAGAGGACCTGTGCATCACTGCAGAGGTCCTCCACACAATAGCTTAAAACTTATCAAAAATACTATGGCATCAAGTAAACTCACAGGTCCTATCGCCTCGATCCACTATATCTATCTGTGAGTTTTCACTACATCTTTTTTATGCGAGAGATTGCCTTTTGTCTCTCTCTAGCTAGGTGGTTTGTCCACTCAACTATGGCCAAGAAGTCACACACACTCATCTCCATCACCTGGTAGAAGTCTAGCCTTGATCATTCAATGACTGCCCCAACAGATGCAAGCCAGCTTGCTCCAGCTCCTCTATCTTCTTCACTGTCTGCTGGTCTTTCAGCTCAGGATTCTCCTTCAGCGCTCTGTCCAGTGCTGCCTTTGTCTGCAAGATCCTGAGCTTGCACAAACTCTTGCAGACTTCTGTAAAAGTTGCCATGACTCCCTCTACCAATGGCCATGGCATCAGCAGCATGTCTCTCTGTGCATGTGAGAGAGAGTATGACCCATCGTTGTACTTTGCATTGTGTGGAATCACCAGTGTGGAGAGCAGAGCAGCATAAGTCATTGCAGGGATTGGTGTCTTCTCTGCTTTGCACCTGTCCATCTCCTGAGCATAGGTTGTGTAGTCTATGTATGCCGCTACATTCATGTCATGGAGGTCATAGTGGATGTCATAGCGAGTCCCACCTATGTTGATTGACTTCTCTACATGCCTAGTTGGCTTCTTCTCAAGGATCTTTGCTGTGCATGCATAGAGAGCATTGAAGTCTTGCAGGTCCATGGCAGAGAGGTTAGCCTCATCTTCTCCAGTAAGTATGTGGACACACTTCACAGATATCTCAAGGGGTGTCAAGCTTGTGTCTCTCACCACTTGGTCAACAGCACACATCATGTCTAGTGTGATGTCATTCCAGGTCATTGTCTTCTTGTTCTTTTCCATTCTTTAAAAGGTTAGCATTGTTGCTGGTCTTGTGTCTGCAGCCTTGCAAAGGAAGCACAAGCTCATCACACAGTCATCATGGTCAGTGCTAGATGCATTCTCATATGTGACTTTTGTGCCAGACTGTGTGAGCTTGACAGTGAAGGATCCAAGCTGGTACAGCAAGTCTGCGTCATTAGGTATAGTCAGTGTGTGTGTCTGGAACTTGTGCTGCACTAGCTCAACTACTTCACGCTTAGATGCATTTGTCGTAGTGAATCCTTTCACCTTTGCTCCTGCTGGGCCTAGCCGCTTCTTGAGCACAGACATATAGACATTGCCTATTGAGTTAGTCTCTACAAGGACAGTCTTCAGTGTGTCTGCATGTGAGTAGATCCACTCACCTACTCTCTCTGTGACTTCATCTGGTGATGATCCTTGCATCTTCACCACCTCTGTCACATGCAGGATTCCATCTATGACAGCTCCAGCAGTGATGACAGTGCTGTCAGCTCCACCTGCTGCTCAGTCAATCCCAGCATGAGTAGGTGCCAGCTCTGCAAATCCTCCATCTATGCACTGCGTGTAGCCTTTGAAGAATCCATCACCATCTTCAATCCACTCACCTAGGAACTCACATGCAAACTTCTGCGCTGGCATCATCTTTTTGTAGTGTTCAAGTTGGGCCTCTGTCCTGAATCAAGAGAGGTCATACTCTGTCGCATCTATGGCAATGAACTGCTTGTTTCCATCCATGGCATTCTTCCAGCAGTCTCAAAAGAATCCACGCTTGGCCAATGGTGTAGAGACTAGCACTAAGTTAGCATGGTGCTTGGTCGTGAATGGCAGAATCAAGTTGAACACATCATCGCTCACAGTCACTGCTTCATCCACTATCAACAGGTTGCAGTGGTAGCCACGCAATGACTCACGGCTCTCAGCTGACAAGAACACAGTCTGTGATCCATTTGTCCAGCTGAATGTCAAAGTCACTTCGGACTTCTTCCACAGGAGCTTTGATCCACCTATGCTAGCCATCATCTCACGGAATATCCTCTGGTTCTGCCTTGATGTAGGGCTGACAATGATTGTGTATGAGCATGGGTGGTTGAGAGCTTCAGCGCATATCATCTGCTGTGCCAAGAATGATCCACCAATCTGCCTGCACTTCTTCAGCACCAAGACTTGGTCCGGCTCTAGCTTGTCAAATGCTTTAGCTGCAGCAATCTGCCAAGAATGTAGCTTAGCAGATTGGACTTTACTTTGTTTGATCTGGCTGCTCGTCGACATTCCAGTTGAATCCATAGTTGTTTTGAATCTGCACAGAAGTTGAAGTCTCATAGACATGTGTGAGCTTAGCCAACAAGTCTAGATACTTCAAGGCCATGTCAAAGTTTGATGAGTCTAAGCATGAGTTTATGACATATCTTGCTATGCCGACTTCATAGTCTGTGACATTCTCCCTGAAGTTCCGCAGATCTTCTTTCACCAACTTAGTGGCTAGTTGCCAAACATTGAGAGCAGTGTCTTTGTCTATGCCATGCTTCTCCATGAGCTCACACACAGTCTGTGCACGGCTTGCACCACGAGACAAGGCAGAGTATGCATCCTTCATTGCTGCCGGGTTCTTTCCACCAATCTCGGCCAAGTTTGGCAAAGAGTCCATCTCCCTAAGCTCTGCACCAAGCTCTTTGATTGCCTCCCCACCAGATTTGTACTCTGAAGGAAGTTTCAAGTCAGTGCCTTCTATGTATGGCTCCCCAGGTATGTCAGGTCCTTTACGCACTTTACTCTTCCGCTAGAGATTCTACAAATGCTTGAGCTTTCTTCTTGCTGGACTTTGCCGCTTGCTTAGCGGCTTCATCAGCCTTCACCTGCTCATCCCAAGCTTGAGCTACAGCCTTCACCACTCTGAGCACACAGCTGCCGCATGACATCCTCTGTGGAGCATCCTTGCCAGTGACTTCTTTGTATGCACCCCTCATTGACTCTCATGCAATCTGCGTCGGCCTTGAGCAGTAGTCATGCAATGCCTGCTTGAGGTACGACTCTGCCTTGCTTGCTGCAAGGTCTTTCATTGTATCTTTGCTTATCATTATCTTTCACTAATCATTTTAGATCACTTGTCTGTCACCAATATGTATGTGTCTTCCACCATGAATGTGAATGGGCATGTAGAGAATGCAAATGCTGTGAGGATTGCCACATTAGTCAAAGTCAAGCTCCACATCCCAAGCATGCCAGCAGCTATAGCTGCACACACTTCAAGCCAAAAAGACATGCATGTGCTGCATCTCCACGGCTTAGCCATGAATGAGTCTGGCATAGGTCCAAGCTTGCCATGAGTCAATGCTCTCCACAATGGCCTAGCAATCATGTCAGTGGTGGACCGAGTCACATCGACTGCCATGCCACTGACAAGAATCATCAATGTCATCATTGCCAAAGTCTCTAGCATCTCCCGTCAAGTCATTCTATCGGCTCACGCCGCAGCTTGAGCCGCATCTCATGGTATCCATACCGGCTAGTCAAGCTGCCTGTCTCTCTCCACACCACTCTCTTTATCCATGGAACTATCTTCCAGCTTGCTCACATCTCATGCAGCTTGTCATCCGGCAGATTATACAAGTCTATCACAAGCTGCTGCTTGATGTCATCCCAATCTATGAGCTGAGATCAGCGCTGGTTCAATCGCCAGAGCTGATCTCGCCTAATCTTGATCTGGACAGGGATGATGAGCTCATAGCATGCAAGCACTATGTCATCTCTTGAGTCTGTCCATGGGTCAGTGAGGTGCTTGCACTCTAGAGTAGAAGGGTCCTGCTCTATCAGGTGTGAGCACCTCTCTATGCTGACTCTAGAGAACATCTATCTCCTCAATGTCCTTTTTATGGAATTTCTTTCCAACACGGCAAATCTTGTGAATCTTTTCATGGCCTCTCTCGGTGAGCAAGCACAAGTTGTCGGCTGAGTTGTTCGAGTTGTTGCCGTCAATGTGGTGAACTTCGATTCCATCCATGTCTGGTCTCCACCCTAAGAATGCTGCTGCTACGATGTGGTGCACAAACTGAGAAGAGGTCCAGCCTGCATCACGCAATGGCTTGCAGCAAATCAGCTTGTAGCCTCCTTGGGTCTCACATACAGAATATTCCTTCAGCTTCTTTGTGTTGAACACGCATGTTCCATCTGCTGAGACACCAATGTCTGTTCCTGGAACTTTGCGCCAAGCTGTCATCTGGATGTTCTTTGTCATTTCTTTCATAATTATGTCGATAAGTTTTAAGAAATTGTCTTTTAAAGAGTTGTACGATAGTGCAAATTTGTATTTTTATGTCAGGATGAATTTGCACTATCGTCTGAGTCATTCATCCTCAACATGTTGTGCCAATCTATTGCTTGATTGCTCTAGTGAATCTGTCTGTGAGCTCTCCATCAAGCACGGCTTGGTCCAGCAGCTCAATCATAGCCCAACATCCTAGTGAGATTAGAAATCCTTTCACCGTTGAGATTGCGAACATCAATATAGTTGCCATAGTTTGTAGCTTAGTTTAGATTATATATTTGGGGTATACGCAAAAAGTTGGGCAAAGTCATCAAAAATTTGTGAAAATGACTAAAGAATTGCCTAACTAATTGAAAGATATTAGTTGAAATGATTCAACTTTAAATCTTTGTGTATTTGACCAAGTCATGATCAAGCCACCAGTTGATGTCTCTTGACATGAATGCAGTCTCTTCAGGTGTGAGCTTGAAGAACTTGCAATAGTCTTCATCTGCCCAGACATATGTGTAGTCATGCATCCAAGGAAGAAATGCAAGTGGGACGTGAACGTCCCACTTGATGACATAGAGTAAGTTCCAAAAGAACTTGCAATTGCATGACTTGACAAAGTTTCGAGCAAGCTCTTCAGACTCAAATCTTATAGAGCATGGGATCGCAGTCTTGTCTCTAGAGGTTGATAAGATTGCATCTTGCCAAGATCTTCCATCTGTGAACTTCCCATTGAAAAACACATTTCGATCTTCTGGAAATATGATGTCTCTCACTCTCCTGTCTCTATCTTTCTCATTGTCTCCATGCTTCATTGGGACTAGTGCATTAATCTTCACACGCCATCCATCTGTCATAGATTCATCAATATGTCCAGCAAAGCTATTATCTTGAGAGCTCATTGCATAATTGCAAACTTTGGCAACTATACTCTCAACTACTTTTGGGATGACAGTTGAGAACTTGTGTGTTGGATGCTTGGTGTACTTGCAAATGGCAAGGTCTGTTGTAAACTTCCCTAAGTCGGCAAAAAGCTTTGCAGCATCAGAGTCTTTGATGATTTTGATATCATCGATCATGTCAACGATGTCTTTGAACTTGACTCTGTCACAGCTCTTCTTCCATTTCCAGAGCGGGTCTTCAATCCACCTAGCTGGATGTATGAACACGGCTTGACCATCTTCTGACAAGTATGGCAATGTAGCCTGAATCAGCTTCAAGTGCAAGTTCCTGCAGTATGGTGGATTGCCTATGATCAAGTCAAACTTCATGTTGAAACTCTCTACTAAAGATTTGTAGTCACTAATCAAGCACTTGTCTTTCCTCGACTTGAACGTGAGAGCAACATCTGATGTGATCTCATCTGTAAAGGAATGCCCAGGATATGATGAGTTTGCATATATGATGCTGTGTCCAGTTGAATGGTCATGCAGCAGAGCATTGATGATGTTTGGCTGGGTGTACATGTGTGATGCTTAGATTTGAGTGTAGTGGATGAAGTCTTTACAACGGTAATCATCAAGATGACGTGACATGAATGCGGTCTCTTCTCCATTGAGCTTGAAGAACTTGCAGTATTCAGGTGTGGTCCAGACATGGTCTTCATAGTCCCCCATCCAAGGAAGGAAGCGTAGTGGGACGTTCACGCCGCACTTGATGAGGAACACCAAGTTCCAATAAAAGTCACAGTTGAATGATTTGATGAAGTTCTCGGCAGACATCTGGTCAGGGAACTGGATTGAATTTGGAATGGGCGCACTTGCATTTTTACTGTAAGGCCCAACACGATATTTCTGTGTCCATGTCTTTTGAGTGTGCATATCTATGCCATCATTGATCACACTATCATCAATTATCCCTGTGATATGTGCCTTCCTTGAATATTCAGAGTCAGATGTGTTCCATTTTGTTATAGCATTGACACGCACACGTATTCCATCAATCTTTTCCTTTTCAATGTGCTTGTTGAGATTATGCTCTACTGCATACCGCATAATCTTATCTTTTATGGCATTGACATCTATTGACCAAATCTGTGGCATTGCACTATGAAGCTTCAAATCATAGAAGGCTACCATCAGATCCATTGTAAAAATGATGTGAAACAATTCTGTTGCATCACTACTACGAATAATTTTTATACCTGACATCCTTTCCATAATGTCTTTGAAGGTGTTCCAATCTGAATTCTTCTTGTATGTCGCAGTCAAGTCTTCAATCCACCTAGCTGGGTGTATGAACACAGCTTGGCCATCCTCTGCCAGATGTGGCAATGTAGCCTGGATCAACTTCAGGTGCAAGTTCCTGCAATATGGTGGATTGCCTATGATCAAGTCAAACTTCATGTTGGTGCCGCTAGTTTGCTATATCTATTTGCAGCGTAGATTGTGGGTCAAGGGATGTTGAAACAGGACAGAGAAATCCATCAAACCTTGGGGCCGATCCTAATCCTGTGTGTAGTTAATCAAATCCGCCCGCAGGAATTGGGCCTTGGGGCGGAATGAGTTTAGTTTGGTGAAAATCACATACTTATCACATTTAGTTAAGTAATTGAAAATGAAGTACTTAAGATAGTGACAAGAAGATTTGCAAATTTAGGGGTGAAACTAGAGCAGACATTGCAGGAGCACACCAGGGCGGCATTGCAGTGTAGAGCTTGAGCGGAACAGCTTAAAGTAGTGAAAATGAAGACCTTGTTTAGTAAAATGTTTTACCCGCAATCGTCTTGAGCTGGCATAGGTGACTCAGCCGGCTTAGCAGGTCTAGTAGGTAGAGTAGTCTAGTAGGCCATGGCCGGCCTGTGCCAGGTCTTTTTTGCAAGGAACCTGGTTGGACTCTGCCGACTCGGCTTGGACTTTGTCCTTTTTTGCAAGGAGGTTGACTCTGCCGAACCTTCCATCCCACTCTACCAAGGGAGCATAGCAAGCTGGGCCGAAGGGCCTCGCCCTGGGGTTGCGTTGGTGCCCCCTAAAGGGCATCCAACAAGCAACACACCCGCTTCAGCGGGACAAAGGCCCAGCCTTGCTTGCCTCCCCATGAAAACAAAGAAGAACTTCTCCTTCCTTGTCCAAATTTTTTTGGCCTGCAAAAAATACTAACATGAAGATCTATAATTTTATATTTTTTGTTCTGCCTATACTTTACCTTACTTAGTTTGCTTAAATTGCTTAGCTTCATGTTAGTATTTTTTGACTACGCGCACACGCGCTTGCGCGTGTCGCGACTGCCTTGTCTGCAAGGAGACTTGTCCTTGTCCAAATTTTTTTGGCCTGCAAAAAATACTAACATGAAGATCTATAATTTTATATTTTTTGTTCTGCCTATACTTTACCTTACTTAGTTTGCTTAAATTGCTTAGCTTCATGTTAGTATTT